GGATTCATTTCGGGGTACACGTACCCCACTTTTAAACTTTGGAGCACGACATGACACAAACAAACGTAAAATCATTAGCATCATCAGCCATGCTGGTATCTTTAAACATCTCATTGTGGACAGCTCGTAAGCTGGATAAAAAGGTATCTAATGATGTGGACATCAGCAACAGCACCATGACTAAGGCTGGTAATTACCACAAGAACTTGTTAGCAGGTGATGACTCACTTGCGGCAATCGGTAAGGTGGCAGGGGTTATACGTACTTACCACATGACACAGACCTCACCTTGGAATGACAATGGCGATAGGTTGCTTACGACTGCTCAGTTCTTTATATATAAGAAAGAGATGGCACGACTGGAACAGCAATACTGGGACTTGGTTAGTACATTCATTGCAGGGTATAGCACACGTATTAGTGCCGCCGCGTTTCAATTAGGTTCGTTGTTTAACAGGGACGAGTACCCTGACGTAGAGCAGGTGACGGATAAGTTCGGATTTGTTGTACGATACACACCAGTACCAGAGGTGGGTGATTGGCGAGTAGACATAGGCAACGAGGGGCTTAAGGAAGTGCAGGAGCAGTATGCTCTTATGTATGAGGCTAACATAGAGAAAGTACATGCTGACGCATACGACAGGCTGTATAAGATACTGACTCAGCTTAGCTTTGGGTTGCGTACTAACGAGGACGGTAGTAAGGGTAAGGTGTTTGATAGTGTGCTTGATAACACTAAGGAGCTGTGTGGTTTGCTTAGTAGCTTCAACATCAAGGGCGATACACAGCTAGAGGCTATGCGTATCAAGTTAGAGGACTCATTCACAGGCATTGATGCTCAGGATATTAAGAAGTCAGACTATATAAGGATCACGCTTAAGCGTGATGTGGATTCAATGTTAGATAAGTGGAACTAGGAGAACGAGATAAAACCCAACCGTAGTATCAATACTACACCCACCAAAAGCTAAGTTAGATTAACCTAACTTAGTACAACAGGAAAGACAATGAAAAAACCATATAGTTCAATCAACATGCAAGAAACAATCAAGCTCATCAGTGCAGTAGGTGAGCGGCTAACTGTCCTTGTACAGGGTGAGATGGGGATTGGCAAGTCATCAATCCTTAAGGCTCTAGCAAAGAGCCACCCCAACCATATCCCATGTTACATAGACATAACAACAAAAGATGTGGGCGACTTCCTTGTACCACAGATACGTACCATAGACGGTACACCAGTATGCTCATTCATTCCCAATGAGGAGTTCGGCTTTCACTTAGGCAAGCCCTTGATCGTTATGCTTGATGAGGTAGGTAAGGCAGGTAAGGCAGTAATGAACGCTTGTCTACGGCTTATGCTAGAGCGCAAGCTAGGTATCCATGAACTACCAGAGGGCAGTATAGTCTTTGCAACTACTAACCTAGCAGTTGAGGGTATAGGTGATAACTTGCCACCCCATGCACGTAATAGGGTTTGTGTGGTTAAGATGTGCAAGCCTACTGCTGAGCAATGGCGTTGGGATTATGCACAGAACGCAGGTATTGACCCTGTAGTGATAGCGACAGCTATTGAGTATCCATCTATGTTAGCCAGCTTCGAGGACTATGAACGCCCTGACATGAACGAGTGTATCAATGACCCTCGTGTACCTAGAGCGGCGTTCGTTACACCACGTTCGTTAGAGAAAGCAAGCGACATACTTAAGCTGTGCCGTGAGATGCCTGAAGAAGTGTTGACCCATGCACTGTTCGGTGTGATAGGCGAGCGGGCTACTATGGATATGATGAACATACTTAAGCTGGATAACACCATGCCAGCATGGTCAGAGATCATTAACAAGCCTGACACTACTGTAGTACCACCCAACGGAGCGGCTATCTGTCTGGTAGTTAGCAAGGCGTTAAGTAATGTAGCTACTGATACGTTTGACAGTTGGATGACGTACTTAAATAGATTACCTCGTGAGGCTCAGGCTTTGTTTGCCATGAGTGTGATGAGTGCCAATAGCCCTAAGCGTAGCGTAGCAGTTACTAATAGGAAGTTCACTGAGTACGCTGTAGAGAACGGCTACTTGTTTAGTTGAGGGGGATACAATGACAGCACTAAGTGTAGAAGATAGAATAACAAAAGCCCATATTTCATTGATGCAAGATAAGCGTACCCTAGCGTACTCAGGGCTACTGATGGTGGGCAGTACAGAGGTAAGAGATGATTGTCCTACTGCGTCTACCAATGGTCGTGATGTTACTTACGGTAGGGCTTTCGTTGAGAGTCTTACTGATGGGGAGCTAAGGTTTCTAGTATTGCATGAGACCAAGCACAAGCTGTATCAGCACCTATTCGTATGGCGTAAGTTGTATGAAGAAGATGCACAGTTAGCTAACCAAGCATGTGACTATGTGATTAACCTAGAAATCAAAGACCTTAACAAGTGGGGCGACTTCCTTGTGATGCCAGAGGGTGGGTTGTGTGATGAGGAGTATAGAGGCTTAGATAGCGGCGAGGTGTTCGCTAGGTTGAAGGAGGACAAGGCGAGTGGTAAGGACGGTAAGGGTGAGCCTATGGATGGGCATGAGTGGGAGGAAGCTAAGGCGTTAGGTGAGTTGGAGAAAGAGCAGTTAGCTAAGGACATATCAGCGGCAGTACGTACTGGTGCTCTACTAGCAGGTAAGCAGGGTGGTGAGGTAGATCGTAGCTTTGATGCAATGATGCAGTCTAAGGTTGACTGGGCTGAACAACTCAGAGAGTTCGTGTCTAGTGTCTGTGTTGGTAAGGGGGATAGCACATGGGCTAAGCCTAACAGAAGATGGTTGCAACATAACATGTACTTGCCTAGTCAGATCAGTGAGAGCATCGGTAGTATATGTGTAGCTATAGATACGTCAGGTAGTATATCAGGGGAGGATATAACAAAAGCATTGTCAGAGTTAGTTTCTATATGTGATAATACAACTCCCGAAAAGATTGATCTGTTGTACTGGGATACAGCAGTTGCCGCTCACGAGCAATATCGTGAAGATAATTATGCTGGACTTGTATCGTCTACTAAGCCTAAAGGTGGTGGTGGTTCAAGTAGTGTATGTGTGTTTGACTACGTAGTTAAGCACAAGCTAGAGCCTCAGTGCATCATCTTAATTACTGACGGCTATGTGGAGTACCCACAACTAACCCCATCGTGCCCTGTTATATGGGTGATGGTCAATAACAAACATACAGTACCTCCATTTGGTTCTGTGATAAGGGTGGACTAATGACAATAAGGGTAGACTTGAAGTCTAAGATAGCTACCTCTATGGATAACGTGGTGCAGAAGCAGGGGGATGTGGTTAAGTTTAGTGATGTGTCTGAGCTTGACCCTCCTGTACCAGAGAGGGTAGCGTTACTTAAACTATGTGCGGTAGGTGATATTGTGCCTGATGTAGGTATGAAGTTAGATGAGGATGTGTACGTAGTACAACAAATGTGAGGGTATATGAAAGAACTTATATGGGGTATGTTGGGTGCATTAGTGGTAGCAGGTGTAGTGCTAACCATAATGATAGATGTAATTAAAGGAGTGTACTAAAAAAAGGGCTACTTTTTTAAGGTAGCCCACATGAGCGCAAAGCACACATCAAGGAACAATACAATGAGTAATAAAGATATCACAGAAATAGCATACCGCAAACAATATTATCGAGATAACCTTGAGAAAAAAAGGGAAGACTCTAGGAAATACTATCATCGGAACAAGGAGGTTCTTAATGCAGAGAAGAGGGAGAAGACAGCTATTAGGAAAGCCGATAGGCTTGCAGAGAAATTAAGAACAGAGGGTGTAATTGTTGAAGTCCCTAAGATACCTAAGCGTATCCCTAACCGCACTAAATCTATAGAAACACTTAAGGCTGAGAGGAGTAGTGATACCTACAATATGTACCAGATAGCTAAGATCATAGGTATTACTTATTCAAAACTAAGGGCTAGAGTAGCAGTAAACCCTCGCTATATGATGCCTAAACATATGTACGTTATGTTGGACGGCAGTAAGATATTCAATAAGAAAGAGATAGATGACTGGCTACCTTACATAGTAGAACTGTTAGCGTTTGATCCGTCATCACATAAGAAAAGTAGGATAACTATATCTGGCAATGCGATACTCATAATAGAATTTATGCGGAGGAATATAAAGGTAGAGAGATACTGCGATGAGATAAGACGTAAACAACTACTAGATGGGAGGACTAACAATGGACAGGGACGTTGACTTTGCATTAGCCTTAAAAGTTCTGTACAGCAGGGGATATAGTTTAGCTTCTATGGCTAGAACAATGGGAGCACCTATCAGTACGTTGAGTACCGTCAAGCAAGAATCTAAAGACCCTCCAGCGCATTGGTACACAGAGTATGAGGGTATGGCATTAGCAGAATATTATAGTAAAGTAACAGGCGAAGTAATGCCACGAGTGGGAGACCACGTAGATATAGAGGGTGAAGATTATGGCTAGAACTAAAGAGGGAGTAATTAAAGATAAGGTAGTAGGCATATTAAAAGCCGCTGATGTATGGTATTTCTTCCCAGCGGCTAATGGTTACGGTAGGTCAGCTATCCCAGATATAGTGTGTTGTGTACGAGGATGTTTCTTAGCTATTGAATGTAAGGCTGACAACTTAAAACCTACAGCCCTACAGGAACGTGAGCTAAATAGAATCATAGCGAATGGAGGAACAGGTCTCT